GGCAATGGCAACGTCACTGAAGCGGTGCAAGACGCATGGGAAGAACTGGAATTAGCTGCGGCGCCGGAGGAGCAGCCCAAACAGGAATGGATGCATTGCAATAACTGTAGGATTAATTTTCGCAAGCAAGATGCTGTAGCTGGTACGCACTGCCCCAATTGCAAAGCGGGGGACCAATACACATTTGAAGGAAATTCTCTGTACTACAAGCGAATATCCAAAGATGGTTCCGCATGGTGTGCAACACATTTTGATTTCATTAATTTGCAAGAAAGTCCTGCTGGATTCGGGGATACACCGGGAGAAGCATCAATCAAGTTATATGCTGAAGCTGCCCCATGCGGGAGGAGAAATGATTGAACAACATTATATAGAAAATCATCAACGCCTAATCAAACGTTTCACATTCCGAGCAGGAACAGAATGGGATGCTCAAGATATTGTTCAAGAGGCATATTCAAGAGCTATTAAATATCTCTCTAGCTACAATGGAGATAATTTTGATAAATGGCTGAATACAATTCTTATTAATACGTTTAAAGAACACAAACGTAATGAGACAGGAATGTCCCATTCTCAATTAGACGAAGACTTGGTAGAAGGGAGTGAATGTACATTCTATAGCGATCAAACTATGGAAGAAGTGTTTGAGCTTATTAATACAAAAGCGGTTATTCAAATTGAAATTCTAAATCTTCATTTGAAACAAGGGTATTCTGCAATTGATATTAAGAAGATTACGCCTTATACGTATTCAAACATTCATCAAATCATTCGACGATTTAGGCAAGAACTTAGGGAACTTTATGGATGAAAATAGGACTATTCGATCTAGAATCTAATGGATTGTTACAACAAGCAACAAAAGTTCATTGTGGCGTATTCAAAGAATTAGGAACTAAGGCCTCTATTAAATTCCGTCCTAATGAAATTAATGCAATGCTTGAACATATGGATTCTTATGATGTTCTTATTGCACATAACGGAATTGGGTTTGATTGGCCATTGCTTAAGAAGCTCTATGGCTATGAATACAAAGGAAAGAAAGTAGACACGCTTATCATGTCTCGTCTACTAAACCCTAAGCGTTTAGTTCCTGCTAATTGTCCTAATAAGAAAGCTGGACCTAATAGTATTGAGGCTTGGGGATGGCGTGTTGGAAGAGGAAAACCTGAACATAATGATTGGGAGAATTTCTCTGAGGGCATGCTTCATCGTTGTAGCGAAGACGTAGAGATTCTTGAGCTTACGTATAATGAATTGTTGAAAGAGGCTAAAGGAAAGAATTGGAAGAATGCATTTCTTCTTTCGTTTAAGCTATTTGAAAATTTACAGAAGCAAGAAGAGTATGGCTGGCTTGTAGATAGAGAACACATGCTATCATGCATTAGCCAGCTTGAACATTGGATTAAACGTATTGATTCTGTTCTAATTCCATTGCTTCCTTTGATATTGGAGATTAATGAAACAAAGAAAGAAGGCATATACAACTATGTCTCAAAGCCATTCCTTAAGAGTGGAAAAGCGTCAGAAAGTGTTAGCAAGTGGCTTGCTTCTATTGGTGTGCTTGATTGTGATTCTCCCGTTGCTGGCCCTTTCAGTCGTGTGTCTTTCCGGTATACGGATTTAAATAGCAATAAAGAAACTAAGCAATATCTTCTAGATCAAGGATGGGAGCCATTAGAATGGAACATAAATGATGACGGAGAAAGATCATCTCCTAAAATGTCCAAAGATGATCCTTTCGAGGGAATTAATGGAAAAGTTGGAAAGCTTGTTGCAAGAAGAGTTCAATGCAGACAACGTAAAAGTATCATTGAGGGGCTTATCCAGCTTATACGTCCAGATGGACGGATCGCATCAGTTGTCAATACGCTTGCAGTTACAGGACGTGCAACACACAGAAATATTGTAAACATACCCAAAGCAGGAAGTTTCTATGGAAAACAAATGCGTAAGATGTTTATATGCAAGCCGGGCTTTGTTCTTGTAGGAACTGATTCGGATGCCTGTCAAATTCGGATGCTTTGTGGACGTATGAATGATGATGAATATACAGATAATGTTCTTAATGGAAAGAAAGAAGATGGAACAGACATCCATTCGGTTAATATGCGAGCAGCTAAGCTTCCAGACAGAGATGCTGCTAAAACATTCTTCTACGGTTTTCTCTTTGGAGCAGGAGATGCAAAAGTTGGGAAGATCGTTAAAGGATCTTCAGGAGATGGTAAAAGGCTTAAAGAGCAATTCCTCAATGGCCTTCCGGCCCTAAAGAAACTATTAGAAATTCTAACTAAAGAATGGAAACAAACAGCACGATCTAAATACAATCCTCAATTCAATCGTATGGAATATTTCAATGGCGTAATTACAGGACTTGATGGACGTCCTATTATTGTTCCTAGTGAACATCAGATTTTAGTATATATCCTTCAATCGGATGAAGCTATCTGTATGAGCGCAGCTTTTAATAAACTTAATAAGGATTTAGAAAAGAAATATGTATGGGGAAAAGATTACGGCACTGTTGCATGGGTCCACGATGAATACACGATAGAGTGTCGTAAAGAAATTGCAGAAGACGTAAAGAGAATTTCAGAAGAAGCTATTGTATGGGCAGGAAAATTCTATAAAATCCCATGTCCACATATTGGAGATGGAAAAATCGGAGAAAATTGGTATGCAATCCACTAAACAGCAAGAAATCCTAGAATACATTCGTGTATTGGAATATCGTCAAGAAGATATTGAGAATCAAATTAATGAACTCAATCGTCATCTAGGTACATTGGCTTATAATAAAGCTCAAGCACAAGAAGAGTTGGAATTGAATTGTTAACACAAGAAGAATTAAAATCTATATTACATTATAATCCAAATACTGGAGTATTTATATGGAGGAAGCAATTAAGTAATAGGATTAGAGTGGGAGAGGTTGCTGGAAAAACAGGACCAAAAGGTTATCTTTCTATTGGTATTTATGGACAAAGATATTTAGTTCAAAGACTGGCTTTCTTATATATGAAAGGTACGTTTCCTGTTTATATTATTGATCATATAGATACAAATAGAGCTAATAATTCATGGAATAATCTAAGAGAAGCTACTCAACAAAGTAACACATATAACTCTAATTTACGAAAAGATAACACTTCAAGGGTTAAAGGAGTATATCCACTATCTAATGGTAGGTTTCAAGTTAAACTTAATTCTAATAAAATTACTAAATATCTTGGGACATTTGAAGATATTGAACTAGCAGAGCTTGTCGCTATTGAAGCACGTAATAAATATCATGGCGAATTTGCCAATCACGGTTAAAGGAAAATAAGAAAATGGCTTTGAATATTAAAAACATTAAGAATGAAAATTCTAATCGTGTTAAACAAGAAGTAATAGAGGCTGATGTTTATAGAGCGAGACTGGTACAACTAATCGACTTAGGTTTACAAGCTCAGCGTCCCTTCAAAGGAAAGGAAAAACCCCCCGCTATTGAGTTAATGCTCACCTATGAACTTGTTGATGAATTTATGAAGGACGAAGAAGGGAATGATATTGAAGACAAACCTCGTTGGATTTCTGAAACGCTTCCTTTCTATGGGCTATTTGCAGATAAAGCTAAGAGTACTCAACGCTATTTGGCCTTTGATCCTACAAATAGTTTTGATGGTGATTTTAGTCAAGCTGTTGGGATGCCAATCAATCTCACCATTGTTAATAATGCAGTAGGTGATAAGATTTATAACAATGTTGGTAATGCAGCTACAATGAGTGAGAAGAAAGCTGTACAATGCCCTGAGCTAAAAAATCCATCTAAAGCATTTGATTTGGATGAACCAGATGTTGAATTGTTTAATTCCCTTCCTGAATGGATTCAGGAGAAGATTAAAGGCAATTTGAATTTTAATAAGAGCGCTCTTGATTTGGCTTTGAATGGAAAGAAAGCAGATAAAAAGCCAGAGAAGAAGAAAGAAGCTGTTGTAGAAGAGGATGATGAGTCGTCCGATAATCCGTATTAATTATGACGGGACAACAACTTAAAGATGCAGCATATGCCTTATGTCAGCTTAGATGGATTGCTCCTGAAGAAACTACGCCATCTGGTCGCTATCGTTGGGAATATGTTGCAGATGAAATTCAAGCTTATCTGGAAGTTCGTGACGCAATTATGCAGGTAGGGGGATGAGGCAGCCATGTATTGATGCCGGAAGAATTTGCAATGTTTGTAAAGAGTTTAAATTAATATCTGAATATTCACCTAATAAACAATGTTCTTTAGGCGTTGTCGGAACTTGTAAACCTTGTGCAAATAAAAGAGTAGCCCAGTGGTATAAAGATAATCGAAAACGTAGGCAAAATATTGCAAATGATAAAAATCGTAATCGAAAAAACAGAGCTATTGAAGTTTTTGGTGGAAAATGTTTTGATTGTGATGGGGTATTTCCCAGTTGTGTTTATCAGTTTCATCATTTAGATTCGTCTAAAAAAGATGTAAACCCAAGTTATGCAATGACAGGAAGTGATGAAAGAATGTGGAATGAGTTATCAAAATGTGTAATGCTATGTGCAAACTGTCACATGATTAGACATCATACTCAATCGGATACGACCGAAAGAAAGGAGGGCCAATGAATATCAACGTTAAGCGACAACCGCTAATTGACGCGGATATCCTTTAGCTTGTATATGAGTCTGCATTTGCTGTAGAGACAGCATGGGAGGAAGAAGGTTTTCCTCCCTTTGAATTTGCAGCTTTACGTATTGATTCTCAAATTGATAATATATGTGCAATGGTGGAAGCTACGCATCCTCCCATTCTATTCTTAACTGGAAAGACAAATTTTAGGAATGAAATAGCTAAAAGACAGCCGTATAAACAACGAGCCAGCAATAAACCATTTCATTATAAAAATCTAATTGCTTATATTAAAGGGAAATATGATTATCGGATCTCCGAAGGGCTGGAAGCTGATGACCTCTTGGCTATTGAACAGTTTTCCAGAATGGATGAAACAATCATTTGCACGAGAGACAAAGATTTGCTCCAAGTGCAAGGATGGCATTACGGATGGGAAATTGGAAAGCAAGCGTCTTTCGGTCCAGAAAAGGTTGAAGGATTCGGGTATCTCAGGTGGGACGAAGAAAAAAAGAAACTCCGTGGTGTAGGAGATGCTTTCTTCTATGCTCAATGTTTAATGGGCGATCCAGTAGACAGTATTCCGGGTATTCCTAAATGCGGGCCTAAGAAGGCTTTTAAATTGCTTGAGCATACTAACACATCAACTGAAGCTTTAAAGATCGTCTATGGGGCTTATAAGGCTTTCTATGGCATGTCTGGATATAAAGAGATGCTAGAGCAAGCTAGGCTTTTATGGATGATTAGAAAACTACGTCCTGATGGTTCTCCTGTTATGTGGGGGCAGTCACAATAATTTTTAATTTTTTTTTGTATAGATATTCTATATTTTTGAGTATATAGGGTTGTGGCCCCTTTTATAACTTAGAATAAAGAATATGATTACTCAAAATAGATTAAAAGAAGTGTTAGATTACAACCCCATTACAGGAATTTTTATACGAAAAATAAGGATAAATAAAGTAAAAGCTGGAAGCATTGCTGGAACAAAAACTGCTCAAGGATACTTGTCAGTATCGATAGATGGTAGACCTTATCTTCTCCATCGTTTAGTTATTCTTTTTATGACTGGATCTTTTCCAGAAAAACAAGTAGATCATATTAACGGAATACGAACAGATAACCGTTGGATGAACATAAGAAATGTTTCTGTGCAAGAAAATTCTTTTAATAGGGTGCCAAATAAAAATAGAGAATTACAAGTCAAGAATGTATATTGGATTCCTAAATTAAAAAGATATCGAGTAAAAATGAAAATTAATAAAATCACAACACACTTTGGATATTATGATGATCTAGAGTTGGCAGAGTTAGTCGCAAAAGAAGCACAACAAAAATATCATGGGGTATATGCGAGAAATATTTAATGGTGGAACTTGGACAAAAGCGCGTTATAATTCTTTTATAAAAAGCGCATTACGTTCTGCTTCTCAAAGATGGCCCGTCAGATACCAGACATTAATAGATTCATATGTAGGACAACAGATAAATCCAAAATCAGGAAGACTTGCTAAGCATTATAGGTGTAATAGATGCAAGGAAGTTTTTCCTGCTAAGGAAGTAGAAGTAAATCATATCGAACCTGTCGTTCCCTTGTCAGGCTTCACCACTTGGGATGACGTAATAAAAAGAATGTTTTGTGAAGCTGAAGGTTTGGAGACGGTTTGCAAGCCTTGCCACAAACTTATAACTAAACAAGAACGAGATGAAAGAAAAATTAATGCAAAATCAGAATGAATATAAAGGTTTTTCCCTGTTCAATGATATTGAAGATGTTGAACTACGTAATCGTAATCGTGCTGTAATCCTCGCAAATATTATGGAGGATAATATGAATAAAGAAAAGAAAGTTTCTTCTAAAGGCGCTTCTCTCATTCTCGGCTATTTCTTGAATATTCAGGATGAAGAAAAGAAAGATGTACAGGAACGATTTATTGTAAATATTAAACAGCGTAATTTTAT